GTTCTTTTGGGTTGAACGCAACATGATCCGCTTACCATTCAATGGTATTAAAGGTGAGATGGACAACAAACAACAGTTAGTACAGGTACCATGCGTAGAGATGTGGGGTGAATCATGTCCAATTCTAGCAGAAGTTAGAACATGGTTTAAGGATTCATCATTGGAAGAGATGGGTCGCAAGTATTGGAAGAAACGTTCATACCTATTCCAGGGTTTCGTTAGAGAGAACGCATTAGCAGATGATACTACACCAGCTAATCCAATTAGACGTTTCATTATGGGATCACAGATCTTTAACATTATCAAAACAGCATTAATGGATCCAGAGATGGAGAACTTACCAACAGATTATTCAAATGGGTTAGACTTCCGTGTAGTTAAAACATCCAAAGGTGGTTATGCTGATTACACAACTTCAACATGGGCAAGAAAAGAAAGTGCGTTAACAGAAGCAGAACAAGCGGCACTTGACCAACATGGATTATTCAATCTACAGGACTTCATGCCTAAGAAACCAAGTGAGCAAGAGCTCAAAGTTATGAAAGAAATGTTTGAAGCATCAGTGGATGGTAGACCATATGACGCAGATCGATGGGGTGCTTACTACAGACCATCAGGTATGATGGCACCAGCAACATCAGGAAAAAGTGATGCCACGGTGGCACCTCCAGTACAGGAAACAGCACCTGCTCCGACAGCAACAGCGGCACCAGCACCTGCTCCTGAGGCGGCACCTGAACCAGCACCAGTAGCTGAAGTGGCACCTGCTCCGGCAGAACCAGCACCAGCACCTGCGGGTGGATCTAAAGCAGAAGACATCCTCGCTATGATCCGTTCAAGACAAAAGTCATAATACACTAGATTATCGGGCAGTGGCAACACTGCCCTGATAACTATCATTATGAAGATAGCAATCACAGGACATTCAGCGGGCATAGGTCAAGCACTGACCACACAATATGAACAACGCGGGCATGAGATCGTTGGTCTTAGCAAACGTTACGGTGACAACATACGCAACATTCCAAAGATAGCAGACAAGATAGAGTCCTGTGATATGTTTATAAACAACGCACAGTCAGGCTACGCACAGACAGAGTTATTGTTTGAAATGTCAAAGCGTTGGAGAGACGTACCCAACAAACATATCATAAACATCAGCACGATGATGACATTGAACCCAACAGTTGACGAAGCAAATTTACTGGAATACAAGAACCAAAAGAGAGCACTTGAAGACGCACATTGGGAGTTAGCACACAGGCAACAATGGCCACAGCTGATACTGATTAAACCTGGAGAAGTTAAGACTGGAAAATGGTCCAGCAACAGGGCATGTGACGTTAACACGTGGGCTAGTAAGGTTGTAGACACATTAGAAAACATAGATCCGTCGATGAAAATATACGAACTTAGTCTAGGAGTAGATTACACACATGGACGCTAAGAAGTATCTTACTAACAAGCATTTTTGTCCTATTCCGTGGACTGGTTTTATGTACAACAGTGATGGAAATGTACAGAATTGTATATGTAATAGAACACCAATTGGTAATCTCAAAGAAAAAAGTCTACATGAGATATTATCTGAAAACACAGAAATTAAGAAAAACATGTTACAAGGATTACCGGGAAGTTCTGGATGTGATATCTGCTATAAACGTGAAGAGGGCAAGAACAAGTTAAACATTATCAGTGATCGTATATTTTATCTGAGAGAACTAAAAGATGTTCCAATGGAGACATATAAAGACGAGAACATGTTTGATCTACACAAGATTGATATCAGGTGGAGCAATACATGTAATCATGCTTGTGTCTATTGCGGTCCGGAATATTCTAGTATGTGGGAACATGAGATTAAGATAAAAGCAGAAGAACCACCAGCAGAAAGGGTAGAAGAGCTAAAGAAATATGTTTTTGATAACGTAAAGAATCTAAAACACGTTTACCTAGCAGGTGGCGAACCACTACTAATGAAAGAAAACGTAGAGTTACTTGAACTATTATTAGAGCACAATCCCAACGTTAATTTAAGAGTTAACACTAATCTAAGTAAGACAGGTACTCCTGTGTTTGATTTAATTTGTCAATTTAAAAATGTACATTGGATAGTAAGTATGGACACAGTAGGCAAGGAGTTTGAGTACATCCGTTACGGAAGTGTTTGGAACGAATTCCTTGACAACCTTGACAGGATAACCAAATTAGGGCATAAACTATCATTCAACATGTTATGGTTCGTTCTAAATCATTCGTCATTGTTTACCTGTGTTGATTTCTTAAAAGAGAGGGGATTCCATAATAATAATATGGTCTTATCAGCACTCTTAGGACCACCATGGTGGGATGTTCGAAATCTTCCAGAGGATAAGTTAGCCAAAGTCAAATCTGAACTAGAGAAACGCATTAAACAAGATCCTGGATACCTATTGTCTGACGGATATGTTAATCTGCTAAGACACCTAGATAGACCATTTAATAAGAACCTATCAATGACACTTGACCAATTGAGAGAAATGGATAAACGCAGGGGCCTGGATAGTAAAACGATATTTCCAGAGGTATATGAATGTTCACCAGACTAGATGATATGATGTATCCTGGCAAGGTAGAAGTTATATACTTTGAGGAGCATGACAAATACATATACCCTATCTTTAAGAACGGTAGCTCGGCCATACAACACCAAGCAGAAATTAAAGGCTATAAAAAGTTAGTCAATGAACAGATTAAAAAAGTCACTGACATAGCTGTGTTTTTGCGTGATCCCACGGAAAGATATCAGAGCGGATTCCAAACTTACATACACAATCATCCTGAATTAGATTATCAAACAATATTCCAATTAGGAGAACAAGGACATATACTTGATCGGCACTATCTACCACAGATCAATTGGTTGTTAAATTTAATGAGATATATGGATCCAACTAGTAGGATACATATCCATAATCTACAGATGCTGGTCCATTACGCACCTACTAGAAAAACACCTTTAAGATCAGATGTAGAGGTTCCAACAAATAATTGGTTAGAGATGTCTTTGAGACTGGATCGGATACTATGGGCAGAGATGACAGGGCAGGGATGGACACCTAGAGAGATACTAACAAAGTTAGCGGAGGATGATGCCATGGCCTACTCCACAGTTTTTAAGAGCAAGGGAGTGGCAAATGTATTGCCCTAGATACGAACACTTTGCCAGACTAAACGAAGACGGCACAGTCAGCCGATGTGGTCACATGGTTGACGCACCTCGATTTAGTTCATACGAGGAAATGGAATCTAGTGACTGGGCAAAGAAGTTAAAACAAACAGAAGAATGCCCGCAAGAATGTACCCGATGTCAAACAACAGAGTTAACCAGCGGACAGAGTATACGTATAGATAGCATACGTAGAGACAAATTGTTAAAGACATTTCGAGATGATTATTTAATCATAGGCGGTGTATTAGATAACGTGTGTAACTCTGCTTGTCAATTTTGTTCTTCGCAACTGTCAACTACTATTGGAAGTTTAGAAAAGAATGTAATTAAACTAGAAAATGTCACAGCATTTGATCAACTGCCTAAAGATAGAATAATAGAATTAGACATCAATGGTGGTGAACCAAGTTATAGTAAAA